ACTACCCCATCTTTTTCAATCACAACAAGAGGAACTCCTGTTACTGAATATGCTTGTACAAGCTCGGGATGTGTATCTACATCAATATCTATATAATTAACTCCGGATATTTCCTTTTTCACTTGGTCAAAAACAGGAGATAACATTTTACACGGTCCGCACCAGGCAGCCGAGAATTTAAGAACCTTTACCATATATTTCGTGATTTATAAGAATAAATATAGTATATACTACGCTTCCATTTTAAGCTTTAAAAAATTACTCAAATGCTTTTTTTCATCTGAATTAACCATTCCATTAGAGAAAGGAGTTTGTGGTTTTGATGATGGATTATCTGCTTCATCATCATCCATAGGTTCTTCATCCATTTCAATATGACCTGTAGCTGTATCTATTTTAGCAAAGTATGTTAAGCCATCCATTCCATATCGATTTTTCATAATATGAAATCTACCAGTACCATTTACTTTGTCTTGACGTCTACGTGATAATGATATTGCAAAATCAGTAATCATCATTTTATCATATGAACCTGCTGCTTTATCACCTTCAATAATGTCGTCTTTAGCACCTGCTCTATTTACTTGAGATACAGACCATACTGGTAAATTTAATTCACGAGCTAGACCTTTTGTAGCTAAGTATATATCATCAATTTCTTCTTTCTTTTCTTTACTACTACGCTTAGAACGAAGTAAATCTACATAATCAATAATAACCAAATCTGGTTTATTATCCAAGTCAATAAGTTTTTGGATATGTGCTTGGATGGTGTTTATTGTTGCTTTTCCTGGGGGGTATTCTTTAATTGTAAGAGTACCTGGTAATTCATTTACTGCTTTTTCTACTTCTGTTCTAAAGCTTCCAATTACATTAACTGCTTTATTGGCAAAATAAGCATCATAACGTTTACCAACATACCCTTCACTTAATTCAAGAGTGTAGTGAACTACATTATATCCTAATTTTACAGCCCATGCCCCTAAAGCAACTAGCGTCCAAGATTTACCACCACCAGGATTACCAAATATTAAACCAAAATCACCTCCACCTAAACCACCACAAAGTAAATCATTAACTAAATCCCAAGGAGTAGGTACTACTTCTCTTACTTCATCTCTATAACGGGATTCGATATCCTTATTATACTCGTGACCTATATTTTTATCTTGACCTGCTTTTAAAGCATTATCAACAATAGTTCTAATATCATCATACATTCCCGATTGTAATAAATCCACGGATTGTAACAATGCATTTTTCAGTTGTTGGTTTTTACAGAAGCTACTAAATTCTTCTTCCACATATTCATTGTCATCATTTGCTGTTTTAAATACTTCTTTTAATTGCTCAATAACAGATGTTTTGAGAATATCATTTTCTATTTTTTTTACTTCTACTTGAAGAGTTTCAAGAGTAGGAGTAGCATGGTACTTATCAAAATAAGCCATTGTTGTTTTCACTATCCATTGGTGTGCTTGATTATCAAAATAATCTGGGGTGATAGTATCTCTAATTGTAAGAATAAATTTCTTATTTTTTAGTAGTGAATTTAACACCTTAATTTGAAAACCAAGTCCGTACTGCGATAACTTATTAAATGCAACCATATTTTTATTTTATTTATACGATGTAAGATACGAAAAAGTATTTGATAACCAAAATTCTACATTAGGGATTGAGTTACCTAAGAAATCTTCGTTGTACATTCTTAAAAATTCTGTTCTATTCATTTTGAAGGGTGAAGTTGAAATTAGTGCCTCAATTTCTTCAACCGCTTCTTCAGTCAACACTGGATTAGTTAAATCCATTAGTTGTCTATTAATATCAAGTTGATGTTTAAAATTAACTATATTACCATATAGGGCATGTTCATCAATTTTTTGTTCAGCTGTTTCCATCATGTATTGAAAACTATATTTTTCATCATTTACAAATTCAGGAAATAACTTTAATAGTTTCTTTTCACCTATACCTTTTACTCCTGGTAAGTTATCAGAATCATCTCCTGTTAATATTTTATAATTAATAAAATTAGCAGCAGATACTTTATATTCATCCTTTACTAAAGCCGGTGTATAGAATTTCTTCTTAATAGGAGAATAAACTGATACTTTAGGACTTACTAATTGTAAAAAGTCTTTATCAGCAGACATAATTACTACTTCACCTGGCAGGTGAGTAGATAGATACCCTATAACATCGTCTGCTTCTATTTTATCAATGGCGACTAGATTAATAGGAAGTTGTTGTAAATAATCAATTAATCTAACAATTTGATTTTCAATTGATTCAGATTCTTCTTCTCTATTATTAAAAGTATCCCAGTGGGTAACTTTAATAAGTTTTCTATTTGCTTTATATTCAGGATAAAGGTATTTTCTATTTGTAGTACTACCTGCTCCTTCAAAGCATAAAATAACTCTTGTTGGTTTAATATGATTAATTGCAAAACCTATTGATTTTAAAAAACCAGTAAGTCCTCCTATATGATGCCCTTGATAATTAAGGTGCTGTATCATAGTAAAACACCTTAAAAAGGTGTTCATTGAATCTATCAAGAGCACCTTGCTGTTTAAATGCAAGGGCTCTTGTTTTGATTCTTTTATATTGTCAAGTAGGGATTTAAAAAATGCTTTATTGCTCATTTGTTTCAAGTTCAGTTGGTTCATTGTCAAATATGTCTCTGATATCTTCTTCCATTTCTCTTTCTTCTACAATATCAAAGTCTTTAGTACCAAGAACTTGAAGCCATTCAGCTGAGTGAGCTTTTTTATACTCGTCAACTGCTTTTTTATCATCTTCAATAAAACCATGAACTGTCATAATTGCAGCTCCTTTACTTGTAACACCAGTAATATGATTTTTATCACAACTGATTTTAGTTCGTTTAGCAAACTCTACATCCTTACCATTTTTAGTTGCTTTAATTTTATTAGTACCACTATTAGTAACGTTACCAAAAGTAATAACTAATGAAGAATCAAAGAACATAGTGTCACCACCCTTATTTTTCATTTTGGGTTGTTCCATTGGTGAATTAGGTTTTGCTACCCATATTTTGTTAACAGCAACTAATGTATTAGTGTATGGTTGGTTTTCCTTACGTGATAATACAACTTGTTGATTAATAAAGTTTCCGAATTGCTGAGACATAGCACCTGCATTCCACTCATTATTGTTCTTGTTTGATTCAATACTTAATCTACAAGGAATAGATCCTACTGAATCCCAGAAGAAACATAAGTTGTAAGGCAAAGCACCTGTTTTTTGTTCATGTAACAAATCAGCGATAAATGCAGCTACATCTTCAATAGTATTTAAAGCACCTCTATCTGTGTAGATAAAAAATCCTTTATAGTCTACTACTTCACCTGTTTTTTCATCAACTACAGGTTCAATTTCAAATCCCATTTGTTGAGCATGATCCCAGTTCCATTTCATCTCAGTGATGATGAATACTGGTAGCACTCCCATTTTTTGTGCCGCTACGGCAGCTTCAAGTAATGCTGTTGTTTTACCTGTATCCGAGTGGCCACGTAACAATGTTATATGGCCCATCGGAATACCAGGAATAGACAAAGTATCTTGAAAAGCTTTGGATAAAGGAATCCATGTTTGTGGTTTAAACTTAACAGGTTGAGATAAAAACTTTGCGGTTTTAAATTTCTCTAAATCAAAAGTACCTTTTATTGCCTTTGATACTGATGAAGTTAAACTTTCTTCTTTTTTAGATTTTGCCATAATTATTATTCTTCGTCTTTAAATAAATCGTCGAATTCTTCTTCATCGAAATCTTTTTTCTTCTTAACATTCAACTGAAGACCAGGTGTTTGTTTTGAAGGAGCAGGTGCTACTGCTTCCTCTTCTTCATCGGTATCTTCCGCTTCAGGGTTTAACCATTCTTGAAGAGTTTTTTTCATTTCGTCGAACTCGTACTTTTTATATAACGACATAACATCTGGCTGTTCAGCTAACCAAGTTTTAATTTGGCCGTTGTCATCACTCAATGCTGAGGTTTTTGTACGTACACGAATAGATGATTTGTTAAACTTAGTACCTGTAACTTCAGGTCCAACTGTATCAACGATAAAGTCACGACCATCCATAACATCAGTATAGTCTCCGATATCTTCATCTTCAGCCATACTTAACAAATCAAGATACATTTCTTTACCAAATTCCCAAAGGCGAACACCTTTGTCTTCTTCATTACGCACAATAACAGGTGCGAAAATACGAAGTTTTGGTTCTAATTTTTTGGCCAATGACCAGTTTGCCTTATCACTTGTTTTACGCAATTGAGCTGCGAATTCAACGATAGGGTCTTTTTCACCGAAGTTAGTTAAAGCAATCATCATTCTGTTCCCGATGTTATAGTGAATATACACCTCACGGAACGGATTAGCTTTATCAAACTTAGACGGCACAATGCGGATCGTAGCTTTACCTACGGTCGGACGCCAGAAATTTTTAGCACGCTCTTCTTTGTTGTTAGAGCCGCCTTTCGTCTTCTGAAGCGAATTGAGACGCGATTTGATTGTTTTTAAATCCATATAACTTATTTTATGTTTTACTAAATATAAGATGGAAAATTGTGGTCTCCAAATTTTTCTTATCTATTGTCTATGTACAATAGAACTTCTTTATAGTAATCTAAGAAGTGTTGGTTGTGTAGATCCCAAGTTACGTCTATTCCATCAATTGAATAAAATTTGTAATTAGGAAATTGAGGTAAAATATTATCTCGGAACAATTTAAATTTAAAATTTTCTAAACTATCTTGCCATAGATGACATTCAGCTACAATTTTAGGAACTGTTAATAGAAAGGGGATATTGCTTTGAGAAAAAACATTATATTCTCCTCCTTCACAATCTACTTTAAGAAAATCAATTTTATTAATTTCATTTTCTTCTAAAAATTGATTAAAGGGGATTGCACGGGGAGTACAAACATTACCGTCCCATTTTATTTCTACTTTTTTTAAATCAGTTATTGCCGCCTTAATAAACGAAACGGGACTACCCATTAAGTTATTTTTTAAAGTTTGAAATTGATGGGGCATTGGTTCTACTACCCAACAATGTTTTGGTTTTTTAGAAAGAATTGAGTATGTAAAAGGACCTACTGATGCGCCAATATCAACAACAATGTCTCCTTCTTCTACAGGAAATAATCTTTCATACTCATTATGATCTGTAAGTTCTGTTGTGTTTTGTGTTTTAAACGATGTAGAGACATTTCCCCAATCAAATTTTGAAAAATCAACCATAACTATTATTTTAATTTTATAAATTAACTATCTGATGTATTTTAGTGTCTAATCGTTTAAAATCATCGCCGCGAGTAAGTAATATACAGTTGCGATAATCATTCCAATTAATAACGTAGCTACTA